CATGGCAGACCCTCCGATCCTGGGCGAGATGTTCCACGTTCCGGCCGGTTCCGTGAGAGGCTGAAATATGGCCAGTACCTGCTGCCTGAGCAAACTGGACGATTCCGAGCAGACCTTCTTCGACGAGGATCCGCTCGTCTACGAGGACAGGCCGCCGGCACGCCGGTCGAGCTCTCACGCGACCATGGACGGCAGCCGCGTCCACCAAGACTTCGGTGCCGAGGACGCGGACCGCCTCCTGCATCTTCGCACCGATTGGATGACGCAGTCCACGCTCGATGCCTTGGAGGCGAAGTTCGCCACGACAGGACAGGTCTGGAAGTGGGTCGATCACAACGCCAACGCCTTCCAGGTGTTCTTCCGGGAGCTGCGGCCCGAGCGCATCCAGGGGCAGGCAGCGTATCGGGTGGAGATCGCGTTCGACATCATCGCGGAGATAGAGTGAAGAGGGTTCACAATGGCTAAGCAAGTCACGAAGTACGAGAGCGATGGCGTCACCGAGGCGCAGTCCAGCTATGACGAGGGGACGGTCAACGACGGCGCGACCACCACGGCCCGCCGCGCCTGGTGGAAGAACACGTCCACGAACTCCGAGACGCTCGAGGACTGCCGCTTCCTGCGAGCTCAGGTGGGGGCGAACGACGGCTACACCATGCTGCAGATCGCCGAGGACTCGCCCGTATCGGCGCCGGGCGCGCCAAGCCTCGCCCTTCAGGCGGGGAGTGAACTCGAAGTCGGCGACTACGACTACAGGGTGACCTTCGTCACCGCCAACGGAGAGACCACCGGCGGTACGCTGGCGGAGATCACCACAACTGGCGGCAATGAGCGCGTCAACCTCACGAGCATTCCCACCGGCCCCACCGGCGTGACCAAGCGGAGGATTTACCGCACCACGGTGGGCGGCAGCCAACTCAAACTCGTGGCCGAGATCGCAGACAACGTCACGACCACCTATCTGGATCAGGTCGCGGACGGGAGCCTGGGCGCGAACATCCCCACCCTCAATACTTCCGGGTCGGCCGACACCTGGGGGGCCGGTCCTATCGAGATCGGGGACATAACAGTGGGTGACTACGCGGCCTGCTGGATGCGCTACAGCGTGCCGTCGGATACGAGCCAGGTGGGCAACCCCCGCCGGGCTTACGTGCAGTTCGAGGAGACATGAGAAACAAATACACAGATTTAGGAGGCACACAGTCATGAGAACAGCAGCGTTGTTGGCGATGGTCGGAGTAATCGCGTTCGGAGGGGTCGTGCATGCCGCGGGACAGGGGTTGCAGCTGAAGACGCGGACCACGCTGCGGGTGTTTGACGGAGACGTCGACGCATACCGCCGCGAGCACGGCAAGGCGCTTGGCGAGCGGCTGTTCCTGGAGGGGCATCGGCCGATCGAGGAGCGTGTGGTCGAAGGCAACCTCGCTCTCCAGGAGGGGATCGTTGCCCTCTTCAACCTGCTCGCCGGGGAGACGGAGACGGCTTTCAACAACGGCAACGCCTACCTTGGTGTCGGCGATTCGAGCACGGCGGCGGCCGACACACAAACCGGCCTCCAGGCGAGCACGAACAAGCTCTACAAGGGCATGGATACTGGCTACCCGGTGGTCGGCGGCGCGTCGGACAAGAAGGTGACGTTCCGCTCGACGTTCGGCTCCTCGGACGCGAACTTCGCCTGGAATGAGTGGAGCGTCGCCAACGGCTCCAGCGACTCGGCCGACAACCTCAACCGGAAGGTTGAGAGCCTGGGCACGAAGAGCGAGGGGTCGAGCTGGCAGTTGACCGTGGAGATCAGCGCGAGCTAAGGGGAGGCATGCGAGATGAGAGTGCGGACGCGCATAAGCCAACAACGCAATGGATGGTGGCGCGCTAGCTGCTGGACCCGTGGGCTGGCGCACTATGCGGATGTTGTGCGGCGGACGAAGCAAGAGGCTCTGCATGCCATCCGTCCACTGATCAAGGCGATGCAGGCTGATGCCTCATGCTGAATCTGCACAAAGCGCAGGACGCCATCGCTGAGTTCCTCAAGGGGTTGCTGGTGCGCGTCGCCTCTCTCCTCTCGCGCGCCGGCGCCGCCGCCGACGAGATCGGGCAGACGGCCGACGCGGCGGAGCGCGCTATCGATGTCCTCACCCCCGAGGCAAAGCAGGTGCTCGCTGAGGCGAAGGCCGCGCTCGAACAAGTCAAGCGGACCGCGGGCGGGGTGGCGATCACCATTCAGCCGCCGACACTGGAGGATAGGCGCTGGCAGGTGACGATCAAGCCGCTCCCGCCCGACGACATACCAGGAGGCACACAGACATGAGAAGAGCAGCAGGGTTGTTGGCAGTGGTCGCACTCGTCGCGTTCGCTTTCGCAGCGCCGGCACAGGCCGCGGGTATGCCGATCGAGTCGGTAGGGGCCGTCTACGTGATGCCCACCAGCGCCGAGCCGGGCTTCGTAGGTGGACTGTTGACCCTGGGATTGCCCATCATCCCGGACAGCGTCAGTGTCATGGGCGCTCCGCTCAAGGACGTGGTGAAGGGCGCAGCTGTCATCGAGAAGCGAGGGGCCGGCCTCGACCTCGACGACATCAGCCTCTATCCCGGCATCGCCCTAGCCGTCCAGAAGGACATCGGGGTGAAGACGTACGTCGGCATCTGCTTCCTGCCGACCGTCAAATATAGGACGGCATGGTTCGGCGGCGTGGACCTCTTCACCGTAGAATTCTAGCGGGGATTGCAGCATGCAGGTCGCGCTGGGAACCTATGTCGGGGACGGAACCTCTGACCGTGCGATCACGGGCATCGGTTTCGTCCCCGATCTGGTGCTCATCAAAGTTGAAGGTCGCACTCAGAATGCGGTCTGGAAGAGCGCGGAGATGCCGGCTGGCCGATCCGCGTACCTCGCCTATGGCGTCGCCGGCTTAGTGACTCAGCGCATCGAGTCCCTCGATGCGGATGGTTTCACAATCGGGAATCAGGCCGCGGTCAATTCGAGTGGCTACACCTATCACTGGCTGGCCATACGCGATGATGGCGCGGGGGATTTCGCGACGGGATCATTCGCCGGCGATGGGACGGATGATCGGTCGATCACCGGGCTCGGCTTCACGCCCGACATGGTGTGGGCCCAGAACGAAAACATGATGGCGGCCTGGACAACGTCTGACGCCGAGGCCGGCTATTCGCACTTCTTCTCGACAACGATCTACCAGCAGAACATCATCCAGCAGCTGATCAGCGATGGCTTCGAAGTCGGATCGAGCAACTACGCGAATCAGTCCGGGGAGACGATCTACTGGGCCGCCTGGAAGAAGATCTCCGGGCTTTCGACCGGGGGGATGTACACCGGAAACGGCGTGGACGACAGAAGCATAACCGGCTTCGGTGGCCAGCCCAATGCCATTCTCCTCAAATGTGAGCTCAGCGCTCCGCCCGCTATCTGGAGACCGTCGACGGTTGCCGGCGATCTAGCGTTCGCTATCGATACAACCATACAGAACTCGAACCGCATCCAGGCACTCGAGTCGGATGGGTTCCAGCTCGGGACCTCGACCTATGTGAACGGCAACGGCTGGGACTACCTCTGGTGGGGGTTCGCCGAGGGCAGTTCCGGTCCAGAACAGAAGAGCGCATCCGATTCCCTGAGCTTCAGCGAAAGCCTGGGAGATCGTTCACTCGGCGGTGGGGATGCCCTGGCGATTGGCGAGGCGCTGGGCGACCGGACGCTGGGCACTGCTGATTCGGTCGGAGTGGGCGAGTCCTCGGACACGGCCGAGGCGCATACCGGCTCTGACTCGCTCACCCTGGCGGAGTCGTCCTCGATCACGATGCTAAAGACCGGTTCAGACGCGCTCACTCTCGGCGAGAGCGCCTCCGCGGTCACCACCAGCAAGCTCTCCGATCAGCTGCAGCTCGAAGTCGACGTGACTCCCAGGGTATGGGATCGAGTCGAGGTGACGGCGACAGTGTTCTTCGGTCGCATTGAGGACACTGTGAACCTGGAGGTTAATGTCGTCCCTCTGCTGACAGATCGGGTGGCATTGGAAATGATCGTGCGGAACCAATCATTGGAGACGGCGAGCGAGGCGGCGGTGATCGCTCCCGATGCGGAGGTGACGTTCCTCTAATGGCAGTCCAGGTCAAACCGACAACCTGCCGGATCGACAGCAACCTCGGAGATCTCGCCGATGCGCTCGAGCTAACGATCGTCGAACGCGAGAGCACGGCGCCGCTGACCCCGACGGCCAGCGCGTGGGCAACGCTCACCGAAGAGGACATCATCCGCGTGCGGCTCGGCCTCGAGGACATGGGCCTCGACGACTACGGGTTGTTCCGGGTGGATGCGTGCGAGCTGGGGCGGGAGACGGGCGCTCTCGTGACGAGGATCCGGGCGAGAGACAAGGCGGCACTCCT